ACAAGTATAAAAAAGAAATGCCAAAAAAACGAACGGCCTTTTTAGTCGGAATCAATTATACTGGAACTGTGAACGAATTGTATGGATGCATCAATGACACAAAAAATATAGAAGACCTTCTAAAAAATAAATATAATTTTACCAATGTCGCGTTATTAAATGACGAAACTGCCGAAAAACCGACAAAACAAAACATTTTGAAAGGTTTGCAAACACTGCTCGCAAATACTGAATCTGGAGACACCGCGTTTTTTATGTTTAGCGGTCATGGAACATGCACGGCGGATTTTAACAAGGATGAGACAGATGGCCAGGACGAACTCATTATACCAATTGATGCATTTTCATTGAATACCTGCATATTAGACGACGAACTAAACAAATTAATACGCAATACATTAAAACCTGGAGCAAAATTGGTGGCGCTTTTCGACAGTTGTTTTAGCGGAACTGTGCTGGACTTGCGTTATACATATGGATACCCAGACAATACAAATGAATCGGAAACGGTTGGTGATGTGTATATGATAAGTGGTTGCACTGACCAACAAATGAGCGCTGATACTGTTGCGCCGGTCAATGGACGAACGATGGCATCGGGTGCAATGACGTATGCATTCTTGACAATGATTAAGGAAACTGCTTTAATGGGTGATTTAGTTACAAAAATGCAGACATTTTTAAAAGACAATGGATATCCGCAACGGCCCCTGTTGTCATCTGGGAAAAAAGTTGATTATGGTAAGACCGTTTTCCTCTAAGGAAACAAAGGAAACCTACGGTTCAGCTTCGCTTCCGCCTTTTGAACCTTCCCTTTTATTAAAATCTTGCTTCTCAATTTGGAGAAGCAAGATTTTATACGACCCTTTTAAGTATGGGATCATAAGGGAACGACGAGTTCCCTTAGGGGGAACGTAGTTCCCCTTACCATTTACCTGTGGTCTTTTTCACCATAATATTATTCCCCTTTGCTTTTCTCTTTGCATTCGGGTCATATTCGTCTCCATCATCGTCAGCCAAATTCTTCGAGAGTTCCCAGAACTCTTTGGACCCCAATTTGAAATCGGGGCGGTCTGCCGCCTTATACCAGAACACTTGGTCGTTAATCTTGTTGGATTTGGCGTTGTTGGATATCACCATGCACTCATAATTCTCGGTTGTTTGGTCCATAATAGTGCAGAATGACTCCAGTGTAGGAAACATAGACGCATAGTTCTCCCAAATCTTCTTACGATTGGATAAATAATTCTCTCGCAAAATAAAAACGTAATCAATATTGGTGCGGAGATTGGGCGGGATACCCAATGGGTATTGCATCGTGATGATCAACATGACCTTCCAATGTCTTCCGTTCATGAACAAGGACCTCATCAACTTATCTTTGGTCCAGCTGTTATCGTATAAACAATCATCAAGAATGACAAATGTTCGCGGGTCAATAGAACACTTTTTGTATGTTTCCATCTCAGTCTGACACTGTTTCATCACTGCTTTTTGTCGTCTCAAAACATTCTCTATCAAAATTGTGTTGTATTCTTCGTGGATAAAAAGTTTAGGAACCAGTTTTCCGTAAAAACCGTTACCTGCTTCTGTCCCGGAAATGACGGTGCCAATAGGAATATCCTGGTGATGATACAGTAAATCTTTGACCAAAAAGGTTTTGCCAGTGTCACGACGTCCAATCAACACGATAACTGGGCCCTTATTTTCTTTCGGGTCAAATGTGATTGCACGCATATCAAATTTTCTTAATTCAAGTGTCATTTTAAAAAATAAATAATATATGTAAAATAAAGATAAAAAATGATGGTTTGAAACGATTGACTCAATAAATATTGATTTGAAACGATTAGTTCAATACACCTAAATTTATCTTTTAGCGTAAAATATAAATGGAGTCCAAATTTAGTATTTTTTATAAAAAAGCCAAAAAAAATAATTTAGAAATGTTGGATATTGGCGAAATCCAAAATTATAACCCCGTGTATAGCCGTTTTTTCGAAATGGATGAAACCAATTACAACCGGATTGCACTAAACCACAAATACCATATCCATGATTTGAAAACTGTCACCGACAATGAAGACAAACTGGTGGAAAAAGACATCTTTGTCAAATTCTCTCCACTTTTGGACCCCCTCAACTATTTGCGTGGCAAATATGATTTAGAAAAATCCGTTTTCAAAACACTTCCTAAACTTGGGTCAACTGTGGAAACGTGTTTACCCAAAGTGCTGGATGTGAACAATTCATCTTATGTTGACGGTTTTTTCTCTTACCTAACATCCATGATGAAAGATACACATGGCTGGATACATGGTGTTGAATATTACGGGTCAGCTCTTGCAATCCATAAAAATTTCAAATACAATATTGCGGATGATGTGGATTTTTTAACAAACAACACTTTTTTTATGAATAATATCAATAAATATTTCACTCTGGATGAAGACGCCTCCATTATTTTGCGCGAATATTCCGGAGAAGGTTCCCGAAGCAATAAGAAGAAGCTGAGTATCAAAGATTTGGAAATTGATTTGGAGGTAGAAGAGATTGGTACTCCATTAGATGGTGGCAGTCCATTAGACAACAGTCAATTAGACTGTGGAAGTCCATTAGACGGTAGTGCCTTAGACGGTGGTGCCTTAGACGGTAGTGCCTTAGACGGTGGTGCCTTAGACGGTAGTGCCTTAGACGGTGACACATTAGACGGTGGTGAATCAATTGCTCTTGAATATGTCTCTGATTTAAAACAAACGAATGATGAGAGCAGTAGCAGTGACGATTCTGACTCCGACTCCGACTCCGAATCTGCAACAACTGAAGAAGAAGAAGGAGAAGGAGAAGAAGACTGGGAAACAGAATCTGAGTCTGAGACTAAATCCGGTTCTGATGAATCTATTTTTGACGAAGAAGAAGAAACCATGTTCAGTTATTTGAAAGAGTTCCCAGTCCAGCTCATTTTCCAGGAAAAGTGCAAAGGCACTTTGGATGAGTTAATCATGCAGAGAAAACTGAAAGACGATACTTTTATAGAAGCACTTTTGCAAATTGTCTTGCTTTTAGCCACTTACCAAAAAGTGTTTGATTTCACTCACAATGATTTGCACACCAATAATATCATGTATGTAGAGACAGAGGAGGAATTTCTCTATTATAAGATTGACGGGGTTTGTTATAAAGTCCCTACCAATGGTCGCATTTTCAAGTTAATTGATTTTGGAAGAGCGATTTATCGTTTTGGTGGCAAAATATTTTGCAGCGACAGTTTTGCGCCAAGTGGTGATGCGGCGACCCAGTATAATTGCGAACCTTATTTCAACGAGAATAAACCGCGCATTGACCCGAATCCCAGTTTTGATTTGTGCCGTCTGGGGTGTTCTCTCTACGACTATGTTTGCAGAGATGATGAGGTTAAAACTCCCTTGCAGAAGTTGGTGGATTCCTGGTGCAATGATGACTACGGTAAAAGTGTTCTTTACAAACCGAGTGGACAAGAGAGATATCCCGATTTCAAATTGTATAAAATGATTGCGCGAACCGTGAACAATCTGGTTCCCAGTCAGCAGTTGAAGCAGGGTATTTTTAAGAAATATGTAAGGGTGAATCCCGACGGTTTAAGCGAAGCGACCGTAAGCGAAGCGACCGTAAGGGTGAATCCCGACAGATGCATTGATATTGATGCGTTTCCAAATTATTGTTAAATGACGATTTTACAAAAGATTTTGGCCAGTAATTATATAAAATGGTTTACAAGAAAAAAACGAAAAAACGACAAATAAAAAGAAGAGAGACAAAAAAACAAAAGTTCAGAGGTGGTAGTAGTGAATTTTATACTATGTCTGATAAAAAATTACTAAACGTATTAGACAATTTAAATCAGGAATCCCATAATCTTGAAACTCAGATAGGCTATAACACACCCGAACACGTATCCAGAAGTTATGATGAAGCAAATAGTAATATAAGAAATATAGAAAAAATAATTATTTCTCATAAATATTTTGATAAACCTGGAGACATATTTTCTGTGTTGAACAATCTGTTAGGTAAAAAATTAAATGATGAAGAATTGAAAAAAAATTACGAAAATTGTTTAAAAAAATGTTCAGATGAAGATTTAGATGAAGAATCTTTTAAAAAAAACATAGATAATTGTTATGAAGATTTTTTAAAGGAATCACTCAATTTGCATGATTATGAAATTACATATAGTACAACGGATGAAAAATTAATTCAAAGAAAGATAGTAGATGAAAAAGAAAGTTTTTTAAAATTTAATAAAGAATGGAAAATGCTTTACTATAAAAATGACCATTGGGTAGCTGTTTGTAGATACCCAGGTGATAAACATGTTTATGAATATGATCAAGAAGCCAAAATGTATGATAATTATTACAGTTTCTTCACTTCTTCTCTGTACAATGTTACAAATACAAAATTTTATTTGGTTGAAAAAAAATCACGTTTTCGTAAATATTTGCCTATTTAACCAAAGTGAATAAACTAAGTTAAAAACAATCCATTAGTAATTAATAATTAGTAATGGAGAAAATCATATATATCAACATGGATGCCCGGACCGACCGGAGGTCGGCTTTATTGCAAGAATTTGACCGCATCGGTTTTCCCAAGGACAAAATTATCCGGTTTCCAGCATCTTCTTACAATGGATGTCCCAATTCAGGTTGTTTGCTCAGCCACGCAAATGTGTTGGAAATGGCTTATGACATGGATTTTCAAAATGTTTTGATATTGGAAGACGACTTTGTTTTCATCGATGATATACAAAAAATCCACGCGGATATCAAGGCCTTCTTCGAATTAAATATTCCATGGGATGTAGTAATGCTTACCACATGTGCCGCGGTTGTTTCTGAACCAACAAACCAATTGATTTCACGAATCTCGTCGTCGGGCAATGGCGCAGGATATTTAGTGAATCGGTCAATGATGTTGGAACTCAGCACACTGTTCAAGTCCAATGTAGAGAACTTGTATTCAACCAAACAACACTGGGTTTACCAGAATGATATTTTGTGGAAAACCATTATGCCGTCGTCGCAGTGGTATATGTTCAATCATTATTTGGGGTACCAGAAGGAAGGATATAGCGATTTGTCGCAGGACCAGAAGATTGCGATTGTTCCGCAAATTGTGGGAGAACCCATGGGTTCAGCTTTGCTTATGCCCCCAAACCCCCTCCTTCAAGAAGATAAATCTTCACATCATGATGATAAATCTTCACAGACTGTAAACAATTCATATTGTGCAGACTCCATTGTAAACAGTGTTATTGGTGCTTTTATAGGTCGTTCTAACGTCGGACTACAAAAATACGGAACAACATTGGACCGCGACGATTTATCTGTTCTGGATTGGATTCAGCATGCCCAGGAAGAACATATGGATGCAATTCTTTATTTGGAAAAGTTGAAAACCAAATTAAGGGAACTCGTCGTTCCCTTATAATCCCATACTAATAGGAAGGGAAAAGTCAAAAAGAAACCTACGGTTTCTTTTAGGTTCCCTACTAAGGGAGGGGTCGTAGGGGAACCGTAGGTTCCCTACTTACAAAACAATTGTAAAAAAACATAAAAAAATAACACGTAAAATATATAATGCATCGTATATATTTTCCAAGTTTAATGGGTCAAAAGAAACCCGGTCTCGACCTTACCTGCAAATATTTATACAAATTATTTGGTAATCGGGGCACCCTTATAAAAACCAGAAATAGCAACGTAGAACCAAGAACCAAACTGCTTTCTGAAAATCTGCACAAATTGTTTAACGCAAATGTACAATGCAAAAAACCCACCATCAATATTGGCGGTGACCACTCCATGGCCATTGCAACCATTGGTGCATCGCTGGAAAAACACGGTTCTGCACTCAAGGTCATCTGGTTTGACGCCCATGGCGACATCAATACTCGCAAAACATCACCCAGTGGAAATTACCACGGAATGCCTCTTGCATTCCTAACTGGTTTAGACAGCGACTACGACCTGTTTCCATTTTTGTATACTGTTCCCGACCTCAAGTTTGAAAACATTCTTTATTTAGGCATCCGCGATTTGGACAATGGAGAGAAACTAGTTTTGAAAGAGAAGAAAATCAAGTTTATTCGGTGTAAAGAAATCAATGAGAACCCTGCACAAACCTACGCAAAAATCAAAGAATTTGTAGGAAAAGACCCAGTCCATTTTTCGTTTGATGTTGATGGTTTGGACCCAGAAGAAATGTCGAGCACCGGCACCACTGCACCTGCAGGTGTTAAGACAAAAGCCATAAAACCCATTGTTGACAAAATTATGAGGAATTTGAACGTGGTGAATATGGACATTACGGAATTCAATCTGGAATTGGGGGACCAAGAGAAATCAATAAAAAATTTTAGAAAATTATTTGATAAATATTTGGATTAGTAAGACGACGATTTCACAACTTCTGAATATTTCCTAGTAGGTTCCAATGAACAACCATCGAAAATTTCATAGTAGGTGTCGAGCTCTTGTTTCCAGCCATTCGTTTCTACAATACTGTGTTCAATCTCTTCTATTTCTTCTTTTGAATATAAATCTTCATTATTGATTTTTATGCATGACATTAACACTTCACCCAAATCCTTTATGGAAATGTTATAGACATTGCTATTAATGCAGTCGTCCTCCACAATGTCTTCTTTGTCATTATTATTGAGTTGAGCAATAAATGTGCTCGACTTGTATTTGACAATATGTGAAATGGTTGCCGTTTTTCCAGTGGAAATTGTTTTTGACAAGATTTTGGTTTCAACGGTTACAGCAGAATTGTTACTTTTGAGTTTGTATGTAAATTCCTTTTGCGAAGAAAGGAATTTATCGCATTGGTTAATTGGATATCCAGCACTTATCAGTTTGCCCTTACAGATGGAGTAGTTACTGCATATTTTGCACGATTCGCCTCTAAAACAACAGTAATTAAAATCCTCGCTCATGTCGGCACAATGCATTCTGCAATAAGTATGAGAGTGTGTGTGAATGCTCATGTCGCATTTTTTTCCACAAAAGTGGCATTTGGTGCAGTAATTAATTGCTTCGTTTATTGATGATAAATTATAAAATTCGGCATATTGCCTCAATTCGGTGATTTGCGATTCGGTGTATTTGGCGGTCATTTTATATTTTTTTTATTATCTGTGTTGCACATAATAAAATTTTCAATTTTGTAAGAATTTTTTTCAATAATCATAAACAATTTATATCCGTATAATCAAAAACAATTTATAGTAAAGGAGGGGGTCGTAGGGGCGTAAGAGAAGCAAAGCTTCTCTGAATACCTACGGTTCCCCTACTTAGAACTCACACACAAGGTCAAACACGTTATTCGCAACCTCCTTGTTCGCCATCGCATACTCGGATACCGTGCGTTCAAAGAAATTGGATTTGCTCTCCAAACTAATGAGTTCCATAAAATCAAAAGGGTTAGCACTCCCGTAAATCTTATCAATTCCGAGTTGCAAGCAGAGACGGTCGCCCACAAACTCAATATACTGGGTCATCAATTTGGCATTCATCCCGATTAACCGGCACGGCAATGATTCTGTAATGAATTCCTTTTCAATTTCCACCGCTTCTCTCACGATTTCCGCAATCTTAGATTTATCCAATTTCTTGTGGAGCTTTGAATAGATAAGAACTGCAAATTCGGAATGTAGTGCCTCATCTCTACTGATAAATTCATTGGATAAAGTTAATCCAGGCATGATTCCACGCTTCTTAATCCAGTAAATAGCGGCAAAACTACTGCTGAAGAAAATGCCTTCCACACAGGCAAACGCAACAAGTCGCGTTGGAAAGGTATCGTTGCTCGCTTCGTATCCAATCCACCGCCTAGCCCAGTCCGATTTTTTCTTGATGGAAGGACATGTCTCAATCGCATTGAACAACTTGTGTTTTTGCGCCTTGTCTTTAATATATGTTTCAATGAGCACACTATACATTTCGGAATGGATGTTTTCCATTGCAATCTGGAACCCATAGAAAGCACGGGCTTCAGAGAGCTGGACATCGGCCATAAATCGGGTCGCCAAATTCTCCATGACAATTCCATCACTGGCCGCAAAAAATGCTAGAACCATTGAAATAAAATACTGTTCGTCTTCAGAAAGCTTTGCCCAATCACTTAAATCCTTGGACAAGTCAATTTCCTCAACGCGCCAAAAACAATCTACCTGCTTCTTGTACATCTTCCAGATGTCCTCGTCTTGAATTGGGAACATCACGTAGCGAGAGGTGTCTTCTTTCAAAAGGGGGTCTGTCATTTCCTAAATAATATAGAATGGTAGATTTTATATTATTTGGATAAACCAATAAGATTTGTAACTTAATTGGATTTTTATAAAAAGCTGACTTATATTATGCTAATAATAATTATGTAAAAAAACCAATATAAATAATTGTTGGTTAATAGACCTAGACTATGGACTCGCGGCTATTCCAAGATGAGCCATTATATTGCGAAAACAAACACAAACCATATTTCCGTGGTAAAATACATTTATATTCACTCATATTATTTCCCATTGCATTTTGGTTCTTATACAATGGAATTGAGAATCCATATCCTTTTTTCATTGCATTTATAAGTTTGTTTGCAAATTTTCTATGTTTTGGAATTAGCGCAATATATCACATATTTGACTGGCCAAGTGAAGTTGAAATCATATTACAAAAAATGGACCATGCTTCGATTTCAGTGTGGTGTTTTGGTATGATGTTTCCAACAGCATTTTTGCTATTTCCACAGCCATATGGATTCCAATTTATTTGTTTATGTGGTTTTACGTGTGTCTGTAATTTGTATTCAATCTATATTTCCAAACCAATGCTTCTCTTA